CATGGCCTGCTCAACAAACTGGCGCTTCGTGAAGCTCACGGGTCACCCCTCGGCGAGAGCAGCGGCGATGCGCTCGGCAAGCCGCTTGTCGGTCGTGCGCCCGTCGAAGCTCAAGCCAAGCTCACGGGCTTTCGTCTCCAGTTCCGTGCGCGTGGGCGGGGCCTCGTCGGAAAACCCGCCAGAGTCCACCACAGGCGCTTGGGCAGGCTTTGCGGGGGGATCGCAAGCCTCGAACAGCGTGCGGAACCACCCATCAGCGAGCGCAGCGGCCATCTCAGCCTCATCAGCCACGCCTTTGTAGTCGTAGGTCTTGCCAGGCGGGCCGCTGTGACGACCGGGGCTTTTGTAGACGATGGTGGGGAAGTCGGACACGCGCGGGCCTCGTCGTTGTGTGTGAAGTGGTGGGGCTTTTCAGAGGCTGACCCCAAGCCTTCGGTCAGATGCGGAAGACGGTGAACGCGCCGGCAGCGGTCTTCACGAAGCGCGCGGTCATGCCGCCCGCCGTCGTGGAGATGGTGCCGAGGTAGCTGTGACCGCCACCCGAGATGGACAGCGCGTTGGTGCCGCCCGTGTTGATGAGCACCACGTCGAAGCTCTCGCCGACGGCGAACGTGCCCGCCGCATCGATGAGTGCACCCGTGGGCGCGGTGATGACGACCGCGGCCGCCGTCGAGGAGGTGATGCCGCCCGAGAAGAGCTGCGCCACCGTCGCCGTCGCCGTCGCGTTGATGGCCGCGAAGCCCGAGGGCGTCACGGCGCGCTGGTCGCCGAGGCTCTCAACCGCAGCGCCGACAATCGGGTTGGTCCCGACGCTGTAGTTGAGCGGGTAGCCGCCGACCGCCGCCACACGGACGGTGGTCGCCGTCGTGAAGGTCGACGAGAGGAACTGCGCATTGCCGCCCGAGGGGTTGGCTTGCACGGCTTGCAGCAAGGTGAGCTGCGGCGGCTGGTTGGGGGAGCCGGCGAGGACTTGGGAGACCTCGAAACGGCCACGAGAGGCAACGGCGATCGCAGCGGACGCAGGGACCGAGACATCGACGTAGCCGAAGGCGGGAACAACGAGAGCCATGGTGTTTTCTCCTGGAGACTTTGAGAGGAAGGAAGAAGGAAGAGGCGCCCCCAGCGAACCGGAGGCGCCTCAGGCATCAGGTCTGCGAGAACATCTCGATGCCGGTCATCTGCGGCTGGAGGTTCACGACACCGTAGAGGGTGTCGATGCGCATCAGGATCTGGCCGCTCTTGATGTCGTACTGCTTCGACATCACGACCTCGATCCCGTTCTCCGTCGACGCGCGCAACACCTCGGCGCCGGCACCCGTCGGGATGGCGAGGCGACCGGGGAGGATCTCGATCGCGTCCTTGCACCAGAAGGGGTTCATGAACCCCACGACGGTGTTCTGGAACACGATCGCGGCCGTGCCCGACGTCGAGGTGGCCACGCAGTTTTGGTACTGCACCGCCGCCTGTTCGCCGTTCGCCGCCGTGATGATCGGCGGGCTGATCGTCATCGTGGTCGCGCTGTCGACGCTGATCACACGGAACGAGCGCAGGGTGCCCGTCGCCTGCTTGGTGATCGCGTGCGCCTCTTCGATGCCTGCGATGGTGAAGGCGTCACCCGCCGCGACGTTGGTCGTCGAGGAGACGGTCACGCGCTGGAAGCGGTTGTCGACGTTGCCGCTCTGGCCCGTGGTGGCCGTCGACGTTGCCTGCGGGACGTAGATGTTCACGCCGGCAGCGAGGGTCGAGATGGTGATGCCAGCGCCACCAGCCGCCGCCGTCTTGCGCGGCAGGTAGTCGGCCTTGTAGGTCTGGATGTTGCCGAGCTCGCCGACGAACGCCTTGCGCAGCGCCTTGTCGCTGATCTCGTTGCCGAACGACCGCGACGCCACCTGGAGGTTGCCCGCCATGTTGTTGTAGTCGCTGGACGAGACCACCCAGTTGCGGTCTTCCATCGGCACGCCCTGGCGGTTCAGCGCGGTGTCGATGAGGGCGGCGTCGGTGAAGCCCGAGGCAGCCGCGCCGTTCTTGATGAACACCGTGCCCGTGTTGCACACGAGGTCGGTGATCGAGCGGTTGATGTCGCTGGCGAGGCGCTGGCGAGCAGCCATGCCGAGGCGCTGCTCCTGGAGGGCGTCACGCAGCTCGCGTTGGTCCATCTGCCACGGGACCGACTTGTAGAAGCTGATCGTCGACGGGACCGAGAGCTGAACGGGGCTCTGGAAGTTGCCCGTCTGGTCTTGGCCGTCAAACGACGGGACGATGTAGGGCATCGGGCGCCAGATGACGTCGCCGGTGCGGGCCATCATGACCTGATCGGTCTGGTACTTGCGCACCAACTTGGAGGTCACGAGGGCGTCGTCGAAGCCCTCGATCAGCTGGTCAAATGCAACACGCTCTTCTTTGGAAAACGAAGCCATTTGTCGTCACTCTTTTCTGAGCCTCCGCTTGTAGGCAATCACCTTGGAACGGTCACCCGTCCGCTCGGCTTCGGCCTCCAAACGCGCAAGCTCCTTTTCCCCGTTTGTCGTCGACGGCGAACCATTCGCCCCACGAACAGGTTGGTCCGGGGTGGATGCGGGTTTGCGCGGCGTGATCTTCACTTCTTGCTCCAGTTTGACCAACGCCGCGATGAACTTCACAGGGTCCTTGATCTCAGCGAGCGCGCGGGCCTTTGAGGGGTTTTTGCCGAGGGCGTATGTGAGGACTGCGGAGTTGTCAGCGGCGCGCAAGAGTGCGTTCTGCTGGTGCATGTCGAGGATGTCGGCGACGAGCTCACGGGCTGGCTCGAAATCCTTCACCTTCGTCGAGAGCTCGGCGGCTTTGGTGGTGAAGTCCGCGTAAATCGCGTTCACCGCTTGGGCCTGCTGCTGCTCTCTCTGCTTCACCGCCTGCTTGCGAACGGCTTCTTCCTCCGCCCACTTCGCGACCGCCTCGCGGTGCTTGTCCTCATCCCATTCGAAGTCGCGGAGCTGGGGGGCGGGCTTGGGCTGGGCGGGCGCCTTCTCGTGTTCGGCTTCTTCCTCGGGTGCCGGCGATGCACCGATGGTGACCTGGACTTCGGCAGACTCGTTCTGAGCGGCGCTCTCTTCGGGCTTGGCCTCGACTTCGGCGGATGCCTCGTTCGGGGCTTCTGCGGCCTCTGGGGGCGTCTCCTGTTCGACCTGCTCCTGTGCCTCTGCCACCTCTGCCTGTGGTTGCGTCTCGCTGTTCATGTGACCTTTGCTCAGCCCTTGGTTGCTCGGCGGGCCGGATTGCCGTGGCGACAGGGTACCGCCGCGACACCCCTTCGCGCAAGCTGGCAAGAGAAAACCCGCCTTGTGGGCGGGTTCCTCTGCGACACGTTGGCCAACGAGCTTTTCGACCTACCGCACAGCTTTCCGGAAGACGTGACCGGCGCTTGGCTTCGGCCTAGCCCCACCACTCTCGCCGACACACCCCAGAAAAGCAAGACCCCCGCACCATGCGAGGGCCCTGCCAGCGGTATCTGTTGTCGTCTGCGGCTTTCTTACCGACGAAGGCCACGCAAATGCAAGGGGGGAGTCGGCGTCATGCTCTCGCGGAAGATGCCGGGGATCTCCGCTTTCGTCCGGGCCGTCTGTGCGCGCTTGAGCTCGGTCTCGGCGAACGTCTCCAGCACCTCGGCCTTGGCCTTCTCCGCCTTCGCCGCTGCCTCCATGGCCGCTGCCTGCAAGAGCTGCTGCTGCGGGTCTGGACCCTTCTGTGCGGCTGCCTGGGCCTCTTGCGCCAAGTCCTGCTTCTCTTCCTCGGTCGGCTCCACGACGCCGAGGCGGATGAGCTTGTTGCGCGCGAACTTGTTGAGGTCGCCGACGCCCTCGCCTTCCATGTTCATGAGGATAAACGACGTGAGCACCTGCTGCGTCTGCGGGTCCTGCACCACCGAGAGCAGCGTGGTGGCTTGCGTGACGACGGCCTTGCGCTTGGATGCCGACGACGGGCCGATGGTGACGTCGACGTCGAAGTCAGCGTCATCGAGGTCGTTTTCCAGGTACAGCGCGCCATCGTCGGTCATGTTGGGCCGCTGGAGCATGAGCCCGCCAGACTCGCCGTTCTCGTCGACGACCTTCATCGTGCGG